CAAGGCCATCGCCGACTTCCAAGCTGGCAAGACCAAGGTGATCATCGGCAACATCGCGGCCATGTCAGAGGGCGTGGACCTGAGTGCTGCCGACACCATCGTGTTCGTTGAATGCACATGGTCCACCTCGGCGCTGGAGCAGGCATCCAGCCGGGTCGAGAACATCGCCAAGAGCGGCGTCAAGCCGATGATCTACCTCCTCACCATCCGCGCCAGCTTGGACCACGAGGTGCTGGCTCGGGTGCTGAAGAAGCAGGGCATCGTGAGCCAAATCATCTAAAACCCCACACTTTTGTCGGGATTAAAAATAACCGCTTGATGGTTTCCGGTAACTCGTCATAATCGAGGCATCAACAACGCAACCGGAGAAAACGAAATGACCGAAGCCCTCTACAACGACATGACCGAGACCTACATTGGCACAGGCCGCAAGGACAGCAAGGGCCGCGAGATCGGCTGGATTGTTGGCCTCAACAACAACGGCACCACCTTTGCAGCTTGGGTCCAAAACGCACGCCGCGTCAATGGCGAGTGGAAAGAGTTCGGCGTCCAGCAGCGCAGCAAGTCTTTCGACAGCCAAGAGGCCGCAACCCGCTGGGCTTACGCCACGGCCCACGAGCGGATTGCCAAGCTGTAAATCAACCGGGGGCTTCGGCCCCCACCGGAGCAACATCATGAACATGACCCAATACATCGACGCACTCAAGGCCCACGACTGGGACTTCCGATTCTCAGACGCCATGCGCACCTACGAGCGTGGCATGGACCAGTACAAGGCGCTCAAAAAAGCAGCCAAGGAACTCGACCCAGACATGGCCGTCTGGAACACATACGCACCCGTCGGCCACAAGACTCCATGACCACCAACAACACCCAGCGCGTGGCCGCACTGAGGCAGCGCCGCAAGGCCGCAGGCCTCGTGCGCGTCGAGCACTACCTCACCCCAGCCCAAGCCGCCAAGGTCAAAGAATTCATCAACCAGTTGAAAGCCCAGCAATGAACCACACCATCCGCAAGCACGCACGTCTGTCCGCATCCAAGGCCGAGCGGTTCATGACCTGCCCCGGCAGCTACCGGCTTGAGTCACAGATGCCCTACGAGCCAGCCGGTGAGGCCGCAGCCATCGGCACGGCCATCCACGAGCTGTCCGAGGCCATGATGCGCGGCGACGACCTGATCCAAGCCGACTACCCCGACGAGCACTGGGAGATGGCCGCAGACTACGTGCGCTTCATCAACACGCTGGTCGAGAACCCACGCAAGAAGCTGATCGAGGTCAACGTGGACAACGGCCTGAAGTCCCTGCACCAAGCCCTCGGTGGCACCGCCGACGCCGTGCTGGTGGACGGCAACCACCTCCACGTGATCGACCTCAAGACCGGGCGTGTGGCCGTGGACGCCGAGGGCAACAAGCAGCTCCTGACCTACGCCGTGGGCGTCATGCGCCAGTTCAACGCACCCGCATCCATCGAATGCACGATGCACATCTTCCAGCCCAAGACCGGCCACAGCAAGTGGACCGTCTCCGGTGCCGATCTGGTCAAGCACGGGCTGGAACTCAAGGCTGCAGCCGAGCTGGCCCTATCCCCAGACGCGCCCACCAACCCAAGCACCGACGCCTGCAAATACTGCCGCGCCAAGACCATCTGCCCGTCCATGCGTGCCAAGGTGCAGGACAACGCCAGAAAAGACTTTGCACCCGACACACAGGTCACCCCAGAGATGCTGGACTTGGCCGAGCTGGCCAGCACTTGGTCCGAGGCTGTTAAGGCCGCAGCCAAGACACAGATCAAGACCACACCCATCACCGGCTGGGCGCTCAAGCCCGGACGAAAGATGAGGTTCTGGAAGGCAGAGGCCATGGCCATTGAGGCGCTCAAGGATCACCCCGAGGCCTTCGACCTGAAGAGTCCAAGTGCCATTGAGAAGCTGGGCATCACCGTGAGCGAGGAGCTGATCGGCACCAAGAACGCCGAGGAGTCCTTGGCCCGTCAGAAACCCAAGGCCTAAAATGCACTCTCCAAAAAAGAACCCGGCCAGCGCGAACTGGACGGGTTCATCAAAAGCAACTCAACCGGAGAACCACATGAATGAAACAAGTGGCGGGTCTATTTTACCAGCCGACAGTATCTCTGCGCAGTCCCACGCAGCAGCAGCCAGCATCGCCACCGCCGTGCCCGACGCACGGTTCTGCGGCTTCAACGTCTCAACAGCCAACGGCAAGGTCACCAAGCGCCCCATGAGCCTCGCTGGCCCCGGTGTGGGCGTGGACACCCCAGCCGAGTACCTGTGCGACGCCGACGACGTGCTGGCCAAGGATCCGCCACCGTCCAGCTCAACCTACTGGGGGGTCGTCTTACAAAAGCACCCCTACATCACCCAGATCGACGGCCAAGACCACGCCTTCGTGATCCTCGACCTCGACACCAAGGCCTCCACGGCACCCAGAGACATTCGCATCGCCAAGCTGCTGGAGCTGGCCCGTGAGATGGACCTGCTCACCGAGCGCAGCCACTCGCAGAAGGGTGGGCACATCATGTTCATGTCCCCAGCCGACGAGGCGGCACCCAAGCGCATCAAGCTGGGCAACAGCCAAGAGATCGAGATATTTGGCTTGGCCAACTCCGCAGGCAAATCGGTGATGCTCACTGGCGACAAGCTCAAGGGCGGGGTCAGGCCCATCCCCAGCCTGATCGAGCTGCTGCACCAAGCAGGCATCACCGACGACGTGATCTTCCCGCCTGAACCAGCACCACAGCCCGTTACAACACACGCCATCGAGTACACCCAGCGCCCCATGGACGACATGGACAAGGCGCAAGCCGCCCTGTCCCACATCTCCATCGCCAAGGGCGACTACCAGACGTGGATCGACATGGGCATGGCGTTACAACACGGCTTCGGTGCTGCAGGCTACCAGCTCTGGGTGCAGTGGTCCTCGACCCAGCCCGAGTTCAAGGGGGAGGAAGACTGCAAGGCCCACTGGAAGAGCTTTAAGCCCAACGGCGCGACTTCCCTCGGCACCCTGTTCCATCTGGCCAAGCAGAACGGCTACACGCCACCCACCACCAAGACCGAGCGCAAGTCGGCCATCGAGGACTTCAACAGCTTCATCCAAAAATCTGCACCGGCCATCAACCTGTCCGACCCGCTAGAAATAAATGAGCCTTTTATTTCCCAGTCCAGCCAACCCGACCAGCCAGCCCATATCTGGCAGGAGGTCGATCTGGACCTCAACACCCTGCACCCGATTGACTACCTGATCGACAACTTCTTGGCCCACAGCCTGATGGTCGTCGCGGGTCAGCCCGGCGTGGGCAAGACCACCGCCATGCTCTCGCTGGCCATGGTGATCTCGGGCTTCACGCTCAAGGACTGCAGCCTCTCCACAGAAGCCCCACGCCGGGTGATCTACGTCACGGAAGACGTGAGCCAAGTCCAGCTATCCCTCTTCAGCTACGCACGGCACCACCACCTCGATCCCAACAAAATCCGCGAGATGATTCACGTCGTCGAGGCACGGCGCTCCGAAATGCCCGACATCCTGCTACTCACCCAGAACATCCTGAAGCACACGACAACACACGAAAACCACACACTCAGACCCTACCTGATCCTCGACACGGCATCCGCGACCTTCGACATCGAGGACGAGAACAACAACTCCGAGGTGGCCATCTACATGGAGGGCATCAAGCAGACCCTCTACACCAAGCTCAACACGCCGATTGCCATCGTCACCCACACCGCCAAGTCACTCTCAACATCCGACGACACGGCCACGGCACGTGGCGCATCCGCATGGACCGGCAACGCAACACTCACAGCGACCCTCTTCATCGACCAAGAGGAGCGGTTCATGACGCTGGTGAAGAAGCGGTACCAGCCACTCATCACAGAACTCAGGTTCAAGACCCACGTCAACAATGAGGTGACCATTTCCAAGTACGGAAAAATTCAGGACGTGGTCTGCATCACCGTGACGCCCACCGAGTCCTCAAAACAAGACAGACAGGTAAACGCAGAAGAAAGTAAACAGGACAAACAGAACCAACGCGCCATGGACAAGGCCGATGAGGCCTGCTCGTACGTCCAATCCATCCTGAATGCCCACCCCGAAGGGGTGATTATTAGGCGCGGATCGACCGCATCACGGACCATCCCGAGTGACTACAAGACCTGCCACCAACTGCACTGGGATGATGTCTTTAACCACGTGCCGGGGTCTTCCAGAGGGGATGTAAAACGAGCAGTTGGCACCGCCGTTTTCTCCAGATTCGCACCAGATGCACCAGCCAGTGGCTGGGTTAAATTGGGCTGATTTGTGGACCACCAAGTGCTTGACAGGACGTTGAAGGGACGAGGGGACGTTGAGGGGACGTTGAGGGGACGGTCCCTTCGACATTATCGTGTAGAGCTGGTCCAACATGGGGGCCTTAGCCCCCATTTGGACAGCGCGAATGTGGCCCTTGGTCCTACAAAATGGGAAAAGTTATCCACAGGCAAAGTTGAAGGGACGAAGGGACCAAACCCCTTTGGGGCGTCCCTTCAACTTTTGGGGTGTTTTGCTTAAAAAATAGGCAACATGAAAAAGTGAGGAAAAGTGATGATGCAAGAAGTGACCAAAAACTGGGTGGACGACGACCGCGTGAGCTGCAAAACGTGTGTTGAGGGGACGGAGGAAAAAATGGCCCATCGGATGCCAGCGCATGAGTTTGAAAAGATCAGGCGGGTCAACCATAAGGCCAACCGGTGGATGTTCGACGTGGTCACCATCGACAACGGATGGGCCACTGCCAAGTACACGATGCGGGTGTGCCAAGCAAACGACCACCCGTGTTTCCCGGATGACCTGAAGCACCGCTGCCACCATTACCGCGACGCCAGCAACACCTCGGCAGTGAGTAAGATCGGCGACAGGGAAGGTGGTGCAGCATGGTGGGAGTAAAAAGAGGCCGAAAGTATGTAGAGCACCAAGATCAGGTCAGGGTGGTGCAAAGGGTCCGGGCCTTCCATCCGGGGGTCATCATCGCGGCGATACCCAATGGAGGCGATAGAACGGCCTCAGAGCGCGTTAGACTCGCAAGTGAGGGGGTACTAGCGGGTATGCCGGATTTGTGCGTCCTGCGGCCTTCTAGGGGGTTCCACGGGCTATTCGTGGAGATGAAGACAGATGTGGGGGTCGTCGGTGCGGCCCAAAGGGAGATAGCCGGTCGGCTCAACGCCGAGGGTTATTTGTGTTTGGTTGCACGCGGAGCTGATGAGGCCTACCGCTTAATCGAGGAGTATTTGGGATGACAACCATCGCGGAGATAGCCGACAAGCAGGCCATGGAAACCCACACCAAGCAGGAAATGAGCAAGACCAACAAGGCCATACACGCCTTCGGTGGTGAGGATCGCATCCTCGACCGGGTCGCTTCGGGACAGACGGTCGTGTCACTGTGCGCAGAGATCGGAGTGAGCGCGGGTAGGTTCTACGACTGGGTCAACAAGAGCGAGGAGCGGACGGCTGCCCTCGCACGCGCACGCGAGGTTTCGGCGCACACCCTGATCGAACAGACCGCCAACATCGTGGACATGGCGACGCCCGACGACGTGGCCGTGGCCAAGCTGCGTGCGGAGAACCGCTGGCGCATGGCCAAGGCCTTCAACAAGGCGCAGTACGGGGATCAGGCAGGCATGACCGTCAACCTGAACCTTGGGGACATGGCGCTGGAGAGCCTGCGCAAGCGCCCAGCAAGCGTGGTGATCGACGTCTGACAGGGGGTGTTACAACACACGCAACGACCCTTGTGTGTGCTGTACGCTACGGGTGAAGCCCAGTTATCCACAACCTGTCCACACTTAGGGTAAACCCTGCTGTGGATTTCCTGTGGATAACCCCCCCCCGTCGGCGCCGCGGCGGGTGCGGCTGCTGCTGCGGTATCCCACATACCTCAATCCCTTAAAAAAAATTTTTAATTTATTACCCCATACCCTATTGACCCCCATCCCCATGGCCCCATAAAATCTCCCTACCGAAAAAATTTTTTTTCAAAAAGCAAACGGAGAAAACGATGTCACGTGTTGTTGCGTATTACCGGGTGAGCACAGAGGAGCAGGGTCGCTCGGGTTTGGGTTTGGACAGCCAGCGGTCTGTGGTGCGGCAGATGGCTGCGGCCCGTGGGTGGGGCTTGGTCAAGGAGTTCACCGAGGTGGAGTCTGGGACCAACTGCGACCGGCAGGCGCTCAAGATGGCGATGCAGCTCTGCAAGAACGTGGGC